CACTTCCATCAGGAATATCTTTCATCTTCTCCAAGCAATCGCCTTGTATCAGTTCAATCTTTGGCATCTTTCAACTCCTTAACTAATTTCTCGTTTGCGTCCACAATCTTCTGCATATCCTCAACGGATATTTCTTTTTCCAAAGGCTCGAAGAAATAAACCTTCTCGTCCTCTGTCTGGAAATACTCTTTCGTTACCTTGGTGACTTTCATATTTCACTCCTTAAATATACACTATTTCGGGTTAAAAAGCAAGTGATTTTAACCGATTTCTTTTGGTTTTGTTGGGTTTTCATAAGCAGTTAGAACCTCCAATTCCTTGTCAGGACAATGGGTACAGTTTATCTGTTCTGTGGTGCCATCAGAACAACAGTCATTAATGTCGCCACCACAATGGCAGGTCTCATAGCAAACTGGACATTCGTGAGCCATTTAATTTCCCCTCCAATCTTATGCGGTTATCCCCAGGGTCGGCGCCCCATCGTCCCCAATGCTTTTTACCCTATCCCTTGAGTCGGCGCCCGTTTATCCTGTTTCCAGTGCAAGCGATTGTGTTCACCACGACCCGTTAGCAATTCAAGATTCTCAATTCTGTTATCATTTCGAATGCCGTTCTTATGATGAACAACCTCTTCTGACCTGAGAAATCTTCCGAGGTGCTGCGCCATTACAAGCCGGTGTTCTGGTATTTGAGCATTTTTCCTTGTCATCGGACGGAAAGCCTTTGGACTTTTTACCCACTTTATTGGAGATGGTTTTTCCCCACCTTTCCAATTCGGATTTGCTGATCCGAGAAGGCTCTTGATAAAACAGGAACGACTGCAATGGTGTCTCTTCCTTTTCCCTTCTAAAATATACTTTGGGCAACAGTAATGAGGTTTTCCGCATACAATACAGGTTGTGTTTGGATTCTTGGTGTGTTTTTTTATATCACCGGGGAAAGGATTTCTTTTTTTGCCATAACATGTCCAACTACAATACTTCCTTTCCCCCTTGCTTTTTTCGCTTGGATAAATATGGTAGGGCTTTCCGCACACGGAACAGATCATATTTGGTTTGCCCTTAAATCTCGCATTCATTTATTAATTGCTCCTTATCTTGCAAGTAAGTCAGGCCCGGAGCATCGTCCATGAAGAGCATCCCCGGCCATTACGATGCTCCGGGTTCGTCCTGAGTTAGTCCGGGTGGGGTAAGATGCCGGACGGGAGGAGAGTTGACCGGGAAAAGGATCACGGGTCTATCTTTTCCTTTTCTGCAAAAAGCTGTTCTGCATCATCCAATGCCTCACGAGCAATTCTGATCTGATTCAGGAAATCCTTACCGCTATCCTTCACCGCATCTTCTGAGGCCTTACGAACATCCCACATACGACTTCTAATCCTCTCGAAAAGCCTGCTCGTCATTCCGTCTTTCTTTATTCTATCAATTTCGTTCTGTGTCATTCCCGCTCCTCCTCAATATCTTTCTTCACCTTCGAATTTTCCCACTCCGCATACGCCTCCCGAATGATCTTCTGTCTCACTTTCCCCAAGCCGTAGGGGAATTTGGCCTTGACCCCGGCAGGGGGATCGCACAGCTCCCCCACCTGGGTGATGGTGGTGATCCCGCTCTTCATCAAATGCTGTCTGAGATAGTGTGGGATATTCAGATTTATCAGGCCTTCCCCTGACGAAACCCATGTTTCACTCCGCCATTCCCCTGCCTTATTCTTTGGTATCTCTGGCACCTTCGGCCCCCGCACCACCAGCATCGTCAGCAGGGCCGTGAGAACCGAGGCAAGGATCGCTGCAACCGCGTCTGAGGCTATCAACATCGGCCAAGTGATTAAGATCGGTCCGGTCATCGAATCCTCCTTTTTCCTATTTGATCATCTGCGAACAATGCGATTTTGTCAAGGCGAGTCCTCACTTCCGCCTTCCGGGTCGGGTCACTATTGATCCTGTCGCGCTCATGGTTAATCCATTCCCTGGTCGTGATAAATCCCCACTGGGTATCGATCCAATCCCCCATCGGGGTCCAGATTTTGATTTGGACGAGATCAGCCATGCAATTCCTCCTTTAATTGAGCTGTTTACCTGCGCCATCGCAGGACCTACTTTCGGTCCCCGGAAGACCTACTCTGGGGGTATAGGGATCAGGGGGGCGGACTCTCCGTCACAATTGACCGACGCCGTTTCCCCGCGACCACACGGCATGGAGCCGAATTTCATCCCCCGCGCCCTTACACAGCAAGGTTGGGCTCCCGGAAATCTCCGGGCGGATTGAGCGGTTAATTATTCTTCCATCATACAACATTTCTTAAATCGTTTTCTGCTACCACACGGACAACGACTATTCCGCGTAACCCATCCTTTTCCATCCTTCTCTATTATTCCCCGTACTTTTGCGGATAACCCCTCCAGCGGAACACAGTTAACTACCGTTCCCGCCGGCGCAATTGGTCGCAAAAACCGTTTTGGGATACCACGTCGTTCGAATTCCTTGAGTGTCGCAATCTCACCTGTTCGCATGTCCATACTCAATATCCTTTCTTTTTGGTTATCTGCGGATTGAAGGGGGCGGGTTGAACTGTGTGCTCAACGTAATCAAGTTTCCCTGACCCACGACCTTTTGGCCGCCGCCCCCATTATTATCCTCTCACCGGGATTCGCTTCATTACGGCATCCGCTTGATCGAAGTCTGCCAATAGTGGCTGTCCTGCACGGAGTATCCTTTTCGCTCCACCCACTTCCCCCGGCAGAGCCAGTTGCCCACAATCGTCTCAGGGCGTGCGGCCAGGGTTTTTTTGATCTCCTTGTCAAGCTCTTCGTACTCGGAAACGGAGGCCTTCAGTTCACCCCGCCGGTCTAACATGCCTTCAAGCTCGGGGTCCAGCACCAAGGAAGCCTCCCGGTTGATCTCAGGCAGGCAGATATGGTCAAAGGAGCAATCATCGCAGAGGGCCTGATTTTCGGCATGGTCGGGCAAGGTATCCTCTGCGATGTGCTTATTGATCGCCTCGGCCTGCTTGATGAGAGCCTCCCCATATTCGTAATCGAGGGTGATGGGGATCTGCTTCAGCCGCCCCGTGGTCTTGTTTCGGAGCAAAAAGGCCCCTTCCTCCTTGTTGTCCATCAAGAGATAGAGGGTCATTTGGGCGGGGTATTTCTGCATGTAGACGGCCTTGGAATGGAGCATGTCGGCGACGGAGTTGATCGCTCCCCAGTTCCAGGGGGAAAAGCCCTTGATCTCGATCGGGATCGAGTTCCCGTTGGAGACCACCCTGCCGTCGATGTGACCGGAGATTTGATACCGTTCCCAGTCGAAGGGGCGCTGTTGCTCAACCACCCGGATACCGGCCTCCGATAGATCCCGCAGGACTGCCTCTTCCTGCTCCCGGCCAAGGTCGAAGATGTATTGGAGCCCAAGGTCATGGAGCTTTTTTGATTGCCAGGCCGTTCGTTCATAGACCAGCCGGCGAAGGCAGGGGTCGCCCATATTGCTCGCCCGGTTTGTTCTGATCGGCCAGATCACAATCCTCTTCTGTTTGGCGGCGTCAACCGCCGCGATGAGGTCAATCATCTCCCCCCTCCTTCTTTATGGTTTGCCCCCCGGCCTGAGCCCAGCGGATGATTTCATCGTAATCCTTGGTCTTGATGTCCTTGGAAGTCTGGAGGCCATAGGTGTCAAAAAGATAGGCGTGGATGGCCGCATCGCTTATGTTCTGACCCTTGGCAATCGCATAGAACCGTTTGTTCTGGTTCTCGGTGATTGTCCGGTCTCCCTCCTCTTCTGGTTTGGCCGTCTTGGGGTCCTTCTTGCCATCGTAGGCCACTTTCTTTTCGGGATGGATATTTGCCTTGCCCAACTCCTCCCAAGTCAAATTGCGGAGCCCCAAGAGGCGGGATATGCCATTCACCAGACCGTTCGAGATCGCTGCGCCCAGGACATTGTTTTCGTCCACATCCTCAGCGGGGAGTTCAACCTTTACCCGCTGTCCGGCTTCATACTGATAGCGCGTGGTGAAAAAAACATCCTTGGAAGATCGGCGGCCAATGACATCAATTGAGGAGTTCCCGATGCTGACCGTCATGGGCACCTGGTAATTGTAATGCCCCTTCTCTCCGAGGCTTTTCCATTCGGAAGGTTTAGGGGTGGGTCCGGTGTAGACAAACTTAGAGCAGACCCCGAAAGGCCGGATGAGCTTCTCGGCTCCCGAGGATTGGAGATAGGGGTTTCCTCCTTCGTCCACCCAGTCCCCGGAATGGGTAAGCTTCAGGACGGCGGCCTGAATCCGCTTCATCGCCTCCACCCACTTCTCGGCATTCTCAGCGAGGCGGATGATTTTGTTCGGTTCATCTTCAATCTGCACCAGAGTATCAATCGTGGATTCGTCTACCATCTTCTATCCCTCCTCCTTTGATTGTTGAACTGCTTCCGCATGCGCCTTAACTACCCTCAGTATTTTGATCGCCAACTCCTCGGGGGCTTCGATCTCCATCTTCACCCGGTTGTCGCCGTAGGGCTCGATTTTGTAGATGAAATCATGCCATGGCGCGGGAGGGAAAATGCAGCCTCTCCCAACATCCGAAAGGTAATCAGCCTCCACCTCACAGGCAATCCTCTGCATCATCTGCTCCCGGTGCTCTCGTCTGGCCGTCCAGAAGTCAAACCGTTCCCAGGCAACCTTCAGATTCTCTCGGTATGTGGGGAGCATCCGGCGAGCAATGTCAAAGGCGATCCGCGCGGGGGTTTTGGTAAGGGAAATCCCCACGGGTCGCTCATCTTTGGGAGAGCAACTCTGCCCATCGAAGCGGGGATACTCGCCAGTGACCATCAGCTTATCGCCATCGCTGACCCGATTTCGGGCATACAGTTTCCCTCCTCGCTCCCCTTCCCCCACCAGATACAGGGCGGGGTAGCTATGGCCTGGGTCCGCTACCGTCATCCCGAGCAACCCTGCCACCTCGGTCATTTTTGCGGCGAACTCTGGCTTGTCCATTAGGACCTCCCCTCAATCTTGGCCCGAACGGTACGCGCAATTAATTTCATGTCTTCAATCGTATTCCTGGCATGAGACAATGGATCGAGATCAAAGGCTCCCACCCCCTTTTCGATCTCCCAGAATCCTTCCGTCGCCTCCTTCAATAATTCCCGCAGTCCCTCCGCGCATTTCTCATGCCGATGAATCTCAGTCTCGAACGCGCAGGCCGGGCAGTCGCGCTCACCTTGCTTATGGTATCTCTTATAGGCAATCCCGTGCTTTTCGCAAGTTCTCATTTTCCCTCCCCTCTACCCTGCAATTTTGTTTGATCCGCCAGCATCGCCGCCCGGAACTCCCGTTCGTATTCAGACTGGCCGGGGGGGATCAAAGATTGACCATCGTGTTTAGGGAAAGCATTGCTATCCACCACTGCCATCCGTCTATTCCCAGGATTTGCAGGAATATCGCAATGCAAACTCCCTTGAGTGCGGGTTTCCAAACTGAAACCATCCATTTTTTCATCAATTGTTCCTCCTATTCCCTGGCCGGGGGGGATCTTATTTGACGGTTTACAAGCAGGGCATTCCAACCATGCACTGACTTGTGCGTGGTGTCCGAAACATTTTGATTCCTTCTTGGGGATCTTGTGTGGGTGGACGATATCCTGAGCGGGCCTCCAATCCGTGCATTGCGGGCAGGTGATGTAATCAGGACCTGGGCACCCGCGCATTTCCTCTGGGCCACGGATGCAGGAGCCCTCTTCTGGGGGCTTACGGCCAGGGCAAGGAATCAATATTCCGTGGCAACAATCATCACATACCCCGCTCGAACTTTTGCATCCTTCCTCTGGGCCATCCATTTCTGCATTATATTGCAGACCGCAAGTCCACACCTTTCTTAATCCATTGCATTCCTCACATATCTCCTTTTTCTCTACCTCCGCCCTCAGCCCCTCAATCTCCTCCTGCCCGATCCCATTCCGCAGCATCACGGTCTCCAGGGCGTCCTGGCAGATGGCAAGACGCTTGAGCCGGTAAGGGACCGCGGAGGCGATGGGATTCTGCCGGACCTCCGTGGCGTAGCGATACCAGCGGCGGAACCATTCCCGGAGGATTTCATGGGCGATGTTTCTCATGGAGTGACCTCCTCCATCTTTACCACCGAGAACGGAGTTCCCTCGGCCTCGCAAGCCTCGCGGAGGATGGTGATATTTTCCTCTTGATGGATTCGCGCCGCCCAGGGCTGGGGGCAGGCTATCCACCAGCTGGACTCCTTGGCCTGACCATCCAGACGGAGATAATAGATTCCGGCCTCCGAGAGGCATACCTGGCCATAGGTGCCCTTGCGGCGGGGGACTGGGTGCTGATACAGGCCCTTTGATTGCCACTTATCCATTAGGCCCTCCCTCCGATTTTACCTCAAAGGCATCGTCAACACTCTGGCTGGGTTCGGGGATCACGGTTTCCAATCCCACTGTGATCCATGCCCCCGGAGTGGCACCATAATCCTTGCTGGCGTGCTGCCGCACCACCTGGGAATCATCCCGCCATGCGATCCCCTTCAGCGCATCCTCGGTCGAACGGATCAGTTTGGTAAGGTCAGGGATCACCATTGGAAAAGGGGGAGCGGATATCTTGACCAGCCCTGAGCTCTTTCCGGTCCCGTAATGTCCCTTGGGCCGCAGGAAGCGAAATTCAATGGTGAGTTCCAGGGGGCCGAGCATTGGGGCAAGAAATACCTTAGATGCCATATAGGCAACCTGCGCCCGCCACTCCTTATTTCCCTTGCCAGCCGCATCCGTCACGATCGGCTTGCCGGTTTTCCGGTTGATGAATACCCGCTTCGATCCCCCTGGCTTAGGGATGCCAGGGACCCAGAACACCTGCTTAAGCATTATCCGCCTCCTCCTTTAATCCTGTATATTATACGGAATTAAAGGTTTGTCAAGAGATATTTTCAACGGGAAGAAAGAAACCCTATGCAGCGTGGGGGGCGGGTTTAATAGCTCCTCCCATGGCGTATCGTCTGGAACCGGTGACACAGTAACCTCAACCTCGCCATGCCCCAGGAAGCGCAATTCCCTTATGGCCTCTTGTGCCCCGTTCGGTCCCTCCTCATACATCCTAATCCAGCGATAGGAAAGGCCCTCGAATTTGAAGTCAAGAACATAGACCATTTGCTCCTCCTATTCTCTCTAAACTCTCTGGAGTGATCTTGTGGCCAGACAGAGACCACAAATAAACATGCCCGTCAAAGCTCATCCTTGCCCTCATGTGTTCGGCAAGCGCCACGTCCTTCCTCTTCCCTGCCTTCTCCACCATCTCCTTTGCCCAAGGCGGGAGATCGGTCAAGAGGCAGAGGTAATAGGTACCGTCAAAATCCTTTTTCATTCGTGGTCTCCTCCCCCAAAATAACACCGCAGGGCTTCTTCCTCCGAAATCTTACTCCTCCCCTCCGCCTTGGACAGCACGTCGCAGACCTTCCTCTTCGCGTGGCACCTTTGGCAGTCTCGATCATCATTGCAGGCGCACGGATAATCATCAAGTATTGGGAGGGCTTGGTTCAGCGCCTTCAGCGCCTTCCCCAGCAAGTCCCCTTCCGCACACTCCACGGCGCGGGGGCGACCTTGACATTGTTCACACCACAGCATCCAACAGGGCCTCGATAGCCTCCTGGATAGCTTCAAGTTCTGCTTCCAGAGATTCCTGTCTTTCTTCCTGTCCTCTGTTTTCGGCCATGGCGTGAGAGAGTTCAACTCGGTCTTCCACTTCTTTCAACCTTGCCAAAATTGCCTTGATCTCGTTTCTCATTTCCCCCTCCCATGGTTAGGATTAACTACCATTCTTCAATATCTGCGCGCACTCCATCAATCTTACCAGGATCTTTGCCCACTCCTCTGCCTCTTTGTCCTTATTACATTCTTTATACGATATGGCCTTGGCGAGTGCTCGGGCTGCTTCGGTGCGGTTGATGGTCATTTCTTCCCCCATTCGGTCAGGAGTTAAGTCAGGAGATCAATAGCTTTCTTTGCTTCTTCTACCGATTTGCAGCAATAAAAAAATGTACCTGCTTTCCCTACGAAAACATCTCCGATCAATCCAATGCGGATGGTGTAGCCTTTGTATGCTGGGTGTTCGTTGTTGCTAATAGCCGCAGCGCGGATGTCCTCCTCCGTTATGGTTATTTCGTCTCCACCATCAAAACCGCATATCTCGTGAAAAATCTCGATGTCGCCCTTCATTTCCCCC